TTGTTTGTGAACGCTACTTGGACTGGCGTGTATTTAGGTTCGCAGATAATGTCCACATAATATGGGTCATAGATAACGCCTCCAAGAGCGAGTATTGCATCCGTAAGGCAAGTTTCAGCCTCCAAGACACCACCCCCAGCAGCAACACGCTCAACATATTCCTCAAACTCATTTGCTCCTACGACTTTAATTACATAAGAACCCGTTGGGGTAACACCCACAAAAGAAGCGATGTTTGGAACTCCAAAAGGAATGTATACAATCTTACGGGTTGATTGAGTGCTTGTATAGCCTCCCGAAATAAAGTCGCTGATTTCGTAGTAATAAGAACCTCCGTTGATTTCGTATTCCACACCTACGACATTTGCAAGGTCATCGTAATAAATGGGTAGGGATTGGCTAAATGATTCATACACTTGGAAGGTGCGGTCTGCAATCAGTCGGCTCGTTACGGAGGTGTTTGTTGAATATGGCGTTGCTGCGCTTGTGAGGTAGCGGTATTCTGCTACATTGCTTGTCGCTTGTTCCGTGTAGTCATCATAGCCATCAGTTACTAAAAACGAATGGGCATCAACAAGAGTGTCTGCCGTAGGCGTAGTTGACGGATAAGACAACCAAGTACCAGCAATTTCAAGTTTACACCATACGGCTTCACCCGAAGTAGACTCCGAGATGGTTGTAATGCTATCCTTTGAAAATGATGGAGCAAGAACCTCACGAATAAGGTCAGACACCTCAACAATAACTTGGTTATTTACTGCCGTCTTTGAGATTGAATATGAGGGCGATGCGGGGGTACTTGCTGAACTACCAGCAAAGACATACATTGTTATTTGAACACTCAATAAAGTATCTGCCGAATCCTCTATACCAAAGGATAAGAAGATAGGGCTTCGTGCGCTGCGAAGTCCCGTAGGTAAATAGGAGATGGGGTTTGCTGCCATTTTATTTTCTTGTAAATGCTTGTAGGTCTTCTTGTGTCAATGTGAATGCTTCAACGATGTCGGGTGGGAGTTGCTTAAAAGCCAAACCAAAGGGACGGCTAAAGAATTGTGTTGCGGGTATTCCCGTTTGATAAATAGAACGAGTGATGAGAAAAGCCGTTGACTCATAACTCAAGAACTTTACCTTCTTATCTCGGAATTGGAATCTCCTATCTCGCACCCATTTTGGGATTGACTCACTCAACCCTCCCTTTTTGCCCTTTCCCGAACCAAATCGGAAGGGGCTATTGGGGGCTTTTTTTGAGGATGATTTACCGCGAACACCTTTGTCTTGGAAGTCTGCATAGTCAGCCATCTTAAAGACCAAAGAGAACGAAGCACCCGTCTCCGACACATTGAGGTCATAGGAGATTGAGTTGTACAATTCGCCCGTTACATTCTTTTTCTTTTTGGAAAGATTGGAACGCGCTTGTTGAACGACATATTTGCCGAACTTATTTAGTACTGCTTCTATGTTCTCCTTGCGTGGCATTAGCAAGTATAGATTTCAGTGTTGGGAAGAATGACATCAAAGGTTGCAGTCCAACCAGCCAACAAGTTCTCAAAGCGTTCGGAGAACGGAAGGCAAGTGGGCGTTCCCGATAGTTGGTACAAGTCCGTATAAAGCGTTCCCGTGCTTAACTTCATAATCAAATAGTTGAGTACGGCAAGTTGGGTATTCAAAATATCTTGCTCGTTGCTCGTTCCGTAGAAGGGCTCGTTTTGATTGCGTGGGTCTTCCTTCGTTTCATCTACGACATCCATACACATAACCGATATGTTGATGGTCATCGTTTGTCCTTCAATGGTTGCTTGGTTAACCATTATGTGGGAAAGGGGGAAGATTGTCTGCTTGTTCAAGTCCACATCAAAGATGTTACCGAAGGTTACGGCATTCACTTGGCTATGTGCCTCAAGCGTGTCTTTGATGGTTTTTGTTAGGTTGTAGAACTGCCTCATTTCAACTTGCTTTTGAGTATTCGGTTTTCAATTTCGTTTTTTTGCTTTTCATAGGTAAGGAAGGTGAGGCATTGGTGAAGGGGTAGTCCTCCAACTTCATCAAATCTTCTAACATCACCTTGAGAGAGTGAATAGAAAGTGTTGTACCATCCCCACCTTTGTCCAAATTGGGATTGGGCAGAGTAGTCTGGTTCGCCATCTCTTTCTCCAAAGAGGTCAACATACTGCTCAATAATTCGCTTCCTAAAGTCCAAAAAAAAAGAATAGAGCCCATTACGACATTCATCGGGGCTTGTTTCATTTCATCACAGTACTTATTGGCTGATTCATATTTCTCAATGGCATATCGCTTTCCAGCACGCTGAACGACGGGGCGGTATAATACGGACATCGTTTTGTGTAGTTCTTGAATGTCGGTCATATACGAATCAAGGTCTACGAACTCTCCGTAGGTTATTTCTTCCAAGTTTGGTATGAATCCAAATTCTTGCCCGTTAAGCGTAAATCTCTGCGTTAGTGAAGGCTTCTCCTTCATCATAGCGTTGAGGTGTTTAGAAACGCCCGAAATGTCCTTAAAGCGAATGTTTGGAAGTTCGTCAATGGGAACATTGCAAAATATCTCCAATGCTTTCTTGGTCAAGAACTCATCATCACCCTCCAGCCGAGCAAAGCGTTGATACTGCTCAAGGGTGATTTCCGATAGCGTAGTTGGGACAATGACTTTTAGTTCCATTGTTTAAATAACCTTTAGAATTTATCTTATAGCATAACGCCCGTAGTTCGGACGGCTCAACCTATTGAAGGTGGCGTAGCGTGTTGCATCAATGGCGTGGTTGAAGGCATCAATGGGTCTATTGAGTAGGTTCCCATTCTTGTCCTCTTGCCATTTGTAGTTCTGAAACTCTCGGATTGCGTTCTTGCTTTCCTTCGTGACAAATATCTTATGGCGTTTGAGGATGTCTATCCCAGCCATCACGCTATCCGCTCCTTTAGCCGTTGGCTTAACATTCCAACCCATACGATGCAATTCCTCAATACTCTTGGGTTCTGCCGAGTCTGCCCATATCTCGTCAAACCTTGTCAGTCCCAGTTCCGTTAGTTTTTGGCTAATGTCTTGGTTGGTGAGGTTGGTGTGATAGAGCAACTCTTGGATGTATAGATTGTCACCGTCTTTAAATACCTTGACAAGGGAGGTTGGGTCATTAGTGAATCCGAAGTCAAGTCCTAATGAGATGAGTTGGCCTTTCGGTTCTTCGGTTACTTGGAATTGGAAGATGGTGGCTCTTGACATACCACGCTCTCCAAGACCGTATACCCTCCAATAATCTTCATCCGTATCTTGCAGCCTTTCAATTTCTTGACGAATGGAGGCATCAAGGAACGGATTGTCTTTGTATGTTGTTTGAAAGAACTCGCAGTCATCACGAGGGATTACCCTATCGTAAATCCAATGGAATGAATCAGAGGGGTTGTAGTCAAGGATAATGCGACCATCAGTACGAAAAACGAGTTGTTGCCAGTCCTCAAAAAATAGTTCATTGGCCTCATTGACATAAAGCAGATTTCTTTTACGGCCACGAATCTTTTGAGGTTGGTCAAGTGATATAAACTCTACCAAGTTTTCATTTAGATAGTATTCGTGGTTTGATTTGTTATGGTATTCCTCTCTATATAGGTCGTGTTGACGGAGTATATCAAAGAAGTCACGCATTACTGATGCCCGTAGAGATGGGAATGATTTACGGCATATAGTTATGGTCTTGGCCGTATTCTTTTCTGAATAGGAAAAAATTATCCATAGCAAGATATTGTAGGTCTTACCGCTACGAGTACCCCCTTGCTCAACAACTATCTTTTTGTCAGAGCGCAGAAGATGTCCGAATACCTTATTGGTTTCAATCTTCGCCAAGAATCTCTATTTGGAACATTTTGCCTCCCGTTGCCTCTATCTCTTGGCGTTCCACATAGCCACGCTTCTTTCCTTTTGTTTTTAAGAAGAAGATTGTCGCGGTTGAGTTGCCGTCTTTGATTTGTTTATGCAGTTGGCTTTCTGCAAAGTCAATGGCAACATCTCCAAGTTCCTCAACGGCCTTCTTGTATTCCGCATCATCTTGCATCCATAGGTAATGCGTAGTGCGACCGATACCTACCGCCTTACAAGCAGCCGTAACAACGCCTAATGACTTTTCAAGTGCATCAAGCATTGCCTTTTTATGTTGTTCAGTTTTGTCCATA